TTCATGCGTCAGAAGCGCAACGGAGAGTATACCGTAGAGCACCAAACCAAGGTCGACGGGCTCTCCATCTTCGAGTCTTGGATTGTGGCAGACAAGGACCGCGACAAGGCCGCCGTATATGGGTTCGATGTCCCGGAGGGTACGTGGATGGTTTCGGTACGTGTCACCAACGGCGACGTGTGGGCCGATGTCAAGGACAAAAAATACCGGGGCTTCAGTATTGAGGGCTACTTCATCGATAAGCTGGTGAAGATGGAAGACGTAACGATAGAGACTATCGCCGCCGCCGTGCGTGACGTGCTGGAGCCTATCGCGTTTCTTGATGGCAAGCCCCTCTTTGGTACCCCGCTTGAAGCTGAGTTGATGGCTTCGGCCCTAGGTTGTGAAGGCCACCACGCCCACGACATTAACGGCAGGGCGTTGTTTATGCCGTGCGAGAACCACGAGCAGCTCGACCCCCTACTTCCAAACGAATAAATCGGCGTTATATCGACCGTTAGAAACTCCATCATGTCAGTAATTGAGAAACTCAAGGAGGCCGTCCGCTCTGTCGTAGAGGCAGAACGCCAAGACCTCTACGCCGAAGCCCGCCTAAATGATGGGCGCGTAATTGCCACCGAAGCCGAAGCGTTCAGCGCGGGCGCCCCTGTTCGCGTTATGAGCGAGGACGGCGAAGCTGCTCCCCTGGAGGCTGGATCGTATGAACTGTCCGACGGTGGGCAGGTGACCGTAGACGAAAATTCTGCTGTCGTCGAGATGATGGAAGACAAAGAGGAGAAAGTCGAGGCCGCAGACCACGAAGAAGAGAAGGACGAAATGGCAGCGGTAAAGGCCGCCCTCGTCGACAAGTTCCAAATCTCTCCCGAAGTAGCTGCCGAGATTGTCGAGGTGGTAAAGGAAGCTATGGCCCCCGCTGAGGAGGTGGAAGCCGAAGAGGAGAAGAAAGAGGAGGAGATGGAAGAAGACAAGAAAGAAGAGATGTCTTCGCACCTCTCAGCAATCACCGACCAGATGACGGTAGCCCTCGAAGCTATCAGCGCACGACTTGCCAAGCTCGAAGATCAGCCCGCAGCACAACCCGACCGCGTTTTGCCGAAGGCTGAATTCAGCAAAGAAATTGACCCCAACCTCACCGGCGTAGATCGCGCCTTCAATGTAATTTCCCAGTTCTCATGAATCCTGTAAAAAGTAAGAAGTACGACTTCGACATTACGGTGACCGACAACACCTACGCGGGTGAGTTGGCATTGCCGTACGTTACCGCCGCCGTCACCGGTGCGGAGACCATCACAAACAACCGCTGCCGCCTCATCGAGGGCGTCGTCCACAAGGCGGTTATTTCTAACCTCGGACTTACCGACGTCATCCAAGCCGCCGATTGTGCAGGTACGGACGGGGCCAACACCTCGCTCACCGAGCAGATTGTAACGCTCAACGACTTGATGGTCAAGGAGGTCATTTGCCGGAAGACCATCTTCCCAACGTTTATTGCGGCTCAAGGTCGTATGCGCCGGGACGGTCAGATTCCCCCTGCCTTCGCTGAGTTCTTGCTTTCTTCCGTAGCTGCTAAAGCTGGACAGAACCTCGAAACCCTCTTGTGGGCTGGAGACGCTGCCGCCATTTGGGGCTTGGGTCTCTTGTCTAACGACGGAGTAATCGACGAGCTTGGAATTGACGCTTCCGCAATGGGTAGCTTTGCACAGGTAACAACCGCCGCCACCTTTACCGCCGCCAATATCCTCGGCGAGATGGACAAGGTCTTCGCAGGTGTCGCCGCTACCCCCGGAATCATGCTCAAGCCCGGAGCCGGTTTCTACATCGGGTACGAGGCTTATGCGTTCTTCCAGCAGGCCCAAGCCGCGCAGAATACCGGAGCGGGATACAACCAAGATCTGAGCGGCGCGAGCTACCTCGGCTACCCAGTGTACCCAACCGCAGGTATCGGAACGGCTGACGCGATTGCGTTTACCTATCCAGAGAACATCGTAGTCGGAACCAATGCCTATACAGGCAACGAGGCCGCCGCTTTGATTCCTGTCTATCAGTACGACGGTAGCGACAACGTGAAAGCCACGATGAACTTCGCTGTCGGTGTTAACGTAGCCGTGCCAACTGATGGCGTGGTTGGATTCGCATTCGCCTAAGACATGGCCTGTACTATCACCCTCGGCCGCGCGCTGGATTGCAAGGACGCCCTCGGAGGTCTCTCACGGATTTACTTCGTGAGTGACTTTGCCGACGGACTTGTGACCGCCGCCGGGACGGGTGATGGAACGGCAGGATCGGCAACGGTAGCGACCGCCTCCGGCGAGAGCTTCACCGTAACCGACCTCCCCGCGATGACTGTACTCCAGTACGACCTTCGCCCGGACTTGTCTTCCTTCACCGTCAACGTCCAATCTGACCCCGCTACGGGCGCGTCTCTCTTTGAGCAGACGTTGAACGTAGTGCTTCAGAAGAACCAAGAACAAGACCCCGAACAGATTCGGCTCATCAGCCGCAACCGTTCTCAAATCTTTGTCTTGGACAACAACGACAACGTGTTCCTCTTCGGTGCCACCTACGGGATGGACCTGAACGGGGGAACGATTACCTCTGGCGCTGCTCGCAATGAGATGTCAGGAAGCACCATGACCTTCGCCGGTCGTGAGCCTGCTCCCTACTACCTCCTCGAAGCTACCGCCGGAATCGGTACCGCAGTCTATCCATTCGATGGACTGACGACACCTGGAAACGTGACTGTCACTACGGGTTAAATCTCCGTTGCTTTGTGTGTTTTGGGAAGGGGCTGCCATTGGCGGCCCTTTCTTATATCCCCCTGTGAGATGATTCTGGTCTTCAAAAACAATTCCGACAGCGTATCCAATACGGTCTATATCACGCCCAAGGAAAAGCGGGGCGCGGCAAACGTCGCCGAGTACGGTCCGACCATCCAAGCTCTCGGAATGGAGCTGACCAGCCTAACCACAAACAAGGCGGTCATGGTCAACGCCTCCACGGTAACAGTTACGGACCGCTTCACTGCGTTCTCGTTTAACGCCGATACGGTGGCCGCTGACACCTCCGCCGACCTCAGCGGACCCCAATGGCCGGAGGGGTTTATTCAGTACCGTATCGTTGAGCGGGCGTCCTCGTCTGACGTTCGGGACATCACCGCCGCCGACGTAATCCTAGAGACGGGATTGGGGTATCTTTCGCGTGGAGCGCAGACGGGAATACTCCTCACAGAATCCGGAAACTCACTCGCCAAGGAAGACGGCGGGCTACTATTGACAGAAGATGCCACGACAACGACGGAAGCGTACCAAGAGACAACCTACACCAGCGCAGCCGACGCCGCCGAAACCTTCACCTACTATGAGTAAGCACGAGTTCAACGTCTTCGGACTGCCTACGCACGAGCTGCCTCTGTTTACGGAGAAGACCGGGCGCGATTGGGTAGACTATGGCTTCGACAATCAGTACGGCGACTATCTCCGGGACCTTTACCTCGGTTCGAGTATTCAGGCCGCTGTCGTGAACGGCGTCTCGGAGATGATTTACGGCGACGGCCTAGATGCGACCGATAGGGAGGAGCAGCCGGAGCAGTGGCTCAAGACGCAGAAGCTGCTAGAGAACTCCGACGACGATATCATGCGCCAACTGTGCTTTGATTTGAAGCTCTACGGGCAATGCTACGTGCAGGTTATTTGGAACCGCGTACGTACTGAGGTAGCCGAGCTCCGTTTCCTTCCAGCGCATACGGTACGGACAGGAATCGCCGACAGTCAAGGGCGTGTCGATTGCTATTACGTCAGTCCGGACTGGTCACGGATGCGGGAGCCTAGGTTTGCGCCGGTCAAATACCCCGCGCTGGATTTAGAGGACCGCAGCGAGGCGGCGGTAGTGTATCAAATCAAAGCCTACCAACCCGGAATCTTCTACTACGGCTTGCCCGATTACGTGGGAGCTACCAACTACGTCGAACTCGACAGAGAAATCAGTTCTTTCCACCTGAACAATATCCGCAACGGCCTCTTCCCTTCTATGTTGTTGTCGTTCAATAACGGCGTCCCTACGGACGAGGAGAGGAGGACGATAGAAAGGCACGTAAACGACAAATTCAGCGGATCGGGTAACGCCGGGCGTCTCCTTATTTCGTTCAACGACGGCTCGGATTCGGCGCCGCAGCTGACTCCGGTCAACCCGAACGACAACGATGGCATGTACGAGTTCCTCGCCAAGGAGTGCACGACCAAGATACTAGCCGGCCACCGCGTCACGTCTCCCCTGCTGTTTGGTATCCGTGGCGATGGGAGCGGGTTCGGAAACAACGCCGAAGAATTGCGCGATGCCTTCAGCCTGTTTCAAAATACCGTCATCAAGCCCTACCAGCGGACCCTGTTGGATGGTCTCCAGGTCATTTTTAACGTCAACGGAATCAACCTCGACTTCTACTTCAAGACCTTGAAACCTGCCGACTTCA